CTGGCTTTGTGGTCTTGTACTGGCCGTCGTAGCTTTTTTTGATACGAGGGAAGCACCACTTGACTGTCAGTCTAATTGCTCCTTTAAATTTATCAGTAGGAACATGCTTGGCAAGTAAGCTTTCAAATTTCATCCTGGCATTTTTCAAATCGGTAGGCTCATAAAAGATTGGCTTCCCAAATTGCACGTTTACCTTTTTTTGTTGGTGAGTCGTTGTTGGAATTTTTTGCATCGGTAAAA